GTGGTGGATTGGCGTAAGGTGGACAAGGATTTATATTTGCAAGCTATGGAGCGCAGCCCGATAAACGATCTGGAGCTACGCACGCTGCTCGGCAGTGCATTGACCGACCGCACGGAGGATCGGGAGGTCATTTTCAAAGGAATCGAACAGTCTTACTATTACGAAGGTTACGAGGCATAACCAAACTGCCCGTATTTCGTATTGGCTTTGCATTTGGCTGCATTTCATTCCTCGGACATAGAAAGTATAGACCGCACGAATAAAAGCCGTAAAATCAAAAAAGGGAGTGCACGCCCTCTGTGTAATTTAGGGCGTGTAAATCAATTAGCTACAGGGGGCGAAATGCAGTAAAAACGGAATGATCGACGGAAATAAGATGCGCCCCGCCGATCATTCCAACTAAAATAACACGATATGACAAAGGTGCTGCACCGAGGCACATTATGCAAATAATCGTATTAAAAATTCGTCAGTAATGCAGCATTTTTCTCTCGTTCCTCTCGTTCGAAGCTGGCAAGGTAATTTTCCGTCGTCTTGAGATCTTGGTGTCCGAGGCTTTCCGATATGTAGGCGATATTCGCCCCTGAACGCTTCAATACCGTAGCGAACGAATGCCGGGCGGCATAGGTAGTAATCTTCCCAACCCCGATAGCCTCCCCGATTCGTTTCATTCGTAGGTTTATTTTGGTTATAAATTCGCGCGAAACAAGTTTTACGCGAAACGCATCCTCCTTTCCGGTCAAGATCGGAAACAAGTAATTATCCGGAGCCGGAGAATTGCCCCACTTGTCGATTATCGCTTGCATTGGAGAGGTTATTATAGCCCGTATCACTTTCTCATCCCGGCTTGTACGCTCGGTCTTTTGACGGGTGAAGCAAATTTCGCCGTTTTCAATATTTTTGAACTTCAGCCTAATAAAGTCGGCGACGTTGATTCCATTACACAAGTAGAGGAACAGCCAATAATCCCGGTATTTGGCCGTTGTTTCGGTGCCATCATCATAACGGGATATTTGCCCTATTTGCTCCAAAGTGAGGGCCAATTTTCGACCGTGACCGTTTTTTATTTCATATTTCCCCTTATTGAACGGATCATCCACTGGACGAATGATCCCACAGTGTTTCGCTTCGCTTATTATAGCTCTAATGGCTCGCATCGTAATGGAAATAGTCGTTGTATTGCGTCCTATCTCTCGCTGATGGTTCTCATATTCCTGCAACCATTTAGGCGTTATATTGGAAAACGGAATCGATTTCCCGGCAAATCGTTCTATGGAGTTTAATGTCGTCTTATATACCCACATCGTACCGACCCGTTCCGCTTGCTTCAGCCGTTCGATTTTGGCTTCGAAAGCCGTGTTTATCGTTCCGGCTGTTGCACCATTCAACCGCATATTGAGTGTGTAAAATGAAAAATTTCCCGCATCGGTCAAATCCCGCACGAAATCCCGCACGATATTGAATCGAGCTTCTATTTCCTCCCGAACCTGAATCAGCGATCGCAATTTAGTAGTAGGCATCTTGCGCCACTCATCGACGGATAACGTCTTACTGGTAGTGTAATACTTCTGTTTGCGGGCGAATCCGACCTGTACTTTTACGGGATATTTCCCGTCTGCTTTGGGGCGTCTGGTGTCTAATACAGTGAACACCGAAACCGAATCTTTTGTGTATTTGAACATAGGTCAAAATTTGCATACATTGTACATACAATTTACATACAAAATTACAAAAACAATCCGAAAATCAAAAAACAACAATTCGATTTTTAGGGAATTATTCACTGATAACCAGCATTTTTATATGAAATATAAAAATAGGGCAAAATCAATAAAATACTATATATTATTGCTTCCGAATTCTTCATTGACGATAAGTTTAAGCGTTACCTTCGTTCCACGAGGTATTCTCTGTGTTGATGTAGTACAGGGATTGCCGGTTGATGAGTGCCGGCATGATGTACGCTTCGGCCAGAGTAACTTCGAGCATTGGGTTCAGCTCCGAATAGCGCGTGATCTTCACGTTCTCGCGGTATGCTTGCAGTGCATCGGTGTCCGAAACCTGCGGGACGTCGCTCCACCAGGTCCAGCCGAGCTGCGGTGTCGGCGACAGCACGGCGACATTCTCCGCCCACGGCTTGTAGGTCGTCTGACTGCCGTCGCGTGCCTCCCGCTTGACGTAGGAGTCGATCACGATGATCTGCGGATACCCTTTTGAACGCATGTAGGTATTCACGAGGTCGATTGTGAGCGTGTCGCTGCTTGCCAGGCCCGTCGCAGTGAGGACGACAGGCGAAACCCGTTTGACGGTCTTTTCGCTCATCAGCAGTTTGTCGAAAGCCGCTTGTTCCATGATAGCGTACATGGGACGGCTGAATCCTTCTTTCTGGATGGCTTTCTGCCCGGCGATGATGTCACCGAGCGGATCGCTGTCAGACGATGCGCTCCACTTGTTTTTCACGCCGGTTTTGTGTGCCGAAGGGATGTTGAAGTTTAGCGCGTTCTGCGTCACCACGTCGTTGTTGTTCTCGGTTTTCAGCACGATGGCAGATTTCGATCCGACTTGAAGGTCCAGGTCTTCGGCGAGATAGTTCACACCTTCGTAGCAGAATTGTACGTCTTCATAGACCATATCTACGAGTTGCAGTGCTACATTGGGGTTGCCGCTTGACTGCGCATAGCTGCGGAGGATTTGATACTCTTTGATCTGTTTCTCGTCTTTTTGGCGAGAAATTGCGACTTTCGCAACTTGTCCGCTCCAAGTGCCGATGGTTTTGCGTGTTTTTTGCGGCGCCTTCGCGTTGAACGCGATCACGTCTGCACTCACGGGGATTCCGTCGTTCCCTTCAAGAGACTTGATGTCGAGTGTCGGGGTGTAACGCAGGGGAAACAGCGTCGGCCATGCCAGACCGGACCCCGGCATGTACGAGTTCAATTCGGCCTGCATATCGACCTGCGAAAGGTCGAAAAGGGGTTTTCTCATGTCTGCCATAGTTAAACGAGATTAATGGATTTGAGATTTGCGAGAATTTCGGGAGCGATATTGGTCGTCACGGCACGGACACTTGCTCCATTAACAAGACGTACGAAATTGTTTACCGTACCGCCTTCGAGCTTGTTCCCCGTCAGATAGGCTGGGGTGTAAATGGCTTCAGCACCCGACGCTTTCGCTGATTTTGCCTGGTAACCTTTTGCCCCGATAGCGACGGTTGTGCCGAATGCTGCGGTCGTTAGTACATCCTTCGATGCGTCTGAGCTGTTGATCGCAGTGATGGCGACAGCTTTTCCACCGAAAGCGATGAACTCACCTTGCTTGAAACCGGAGCCTTTGGCGATTTCGATGTTAGTGTCTTCAGCTCCGATGGCTTTCACGAGTGTTGCACCTTTAATCGGTTTGTAGATGTTACCGGTTGCCAGTCCCACAACGGAACCGGCCGGCAGATCTCCGTCGAGCTCGGTTACATCGACGGTACCGCCACCTTCTTTTTCGGAAAATACGACCTCGAACACCACCTTGTCGGGTTCGGGGGCATCATAGAATTTGTTTTGCCAACTCATGTCGATTGTTTTTTAATTTAGACCTTTGATCGCCGAAGTTTTGTAATCCTCGGCAGCCTTCTTGCGATCCAGTCGGGCTGCCATTGCCGCAGACATTTTATCTCCACTTTCTCCGCCTCCGAAGAGAGGCGGTGTTACCCCGATTCCACTCTTGACGAACATTTTGGCCGCTTTCGAAAGAACCTGATCTACGTCGTCATTGTCGTCGATTTTGATGATGGAAAGCGTGTCATCGTCAAGTCCCAGCGCGTGGGCCTTTTCACGGATTGTCGCAGCTCGTTGTGCCTGCGTCTGCGCTGCTTCGAATCCCTCGATTTTCTCCGTATAGGGCTTCATGGTGTTTTGGATAAAAGATTTTATCCGTTCCTCAAATGCCTCGGGATCGAAAGTCTGGGAATTATTCTTGTTTCCGGGTTCGAGTTGCTGCTCTCCGCCCCCGGGCGCAGGGATTACGGACTTTCCGTCTTTGAGGTTATGCTTCTTCTCGTAGTTGCGTACTGCGGTCTGTGTGGCATCCCCTGCACGGTAGTCTCCGTAGCTTTGTAACACGTCTTGAAATCCAATCCCCTCTACGATGGCTGGTAATTGGGCTTCATCCGTCATAGCCTCGGCCTTATTCGTTGCGATTCGGTCGAGGATTGCACTATCAACCCCAACAAATTTGGTTTTGAGTAGTGCGAGAAGTTTTTCTTTCATGTTTTTTCGTTCTATATGGTTTCGAATAAATCATCATATTCGCACAAAAAAGGTCTGTCAGCCGACGCCAACAGACCCACTAACAATTACATGAAGGTTATATCGTTCTGCAACTGGTGGGCTGCGACTTCACAGCCTCTGCGACAAAAGTCAGTATGTTCGGCACATTATGCAAATTATTTTAAGGAAAAATTCGATAAAAAGAGGAGAATAATTCTCGCCGATAATTGACTATTTTTCGGCTAAAGATTCTAAATTTTTCTTTTGATTATCTGGTATATCTATATCCGATGACCTTTTTCCGATTTCAGCCGCTCTATCTCTATTTTTGGATCTTTGATACGTGGATTTTGGTAAATGGCGGTTTCTTGGCTCATTGTTCCGGTGTTAATGGATTTTTGGATAATGTCGAGCGTGTCTGAAACATTGTCCGGCATAGGTGTCGAGAACTGGTAGCCGATTTTGAGTGCTTCGAGCTGCCCGTTGAGCTTTAATTCAGGATAAAGTACACCGATGACAGCTTTTACCACATTAATTTCCCGATCAATCATTGCTCCGTAGTAGTCTTGGTAGTTTTTTGCCTTTAACATCGGAAAAAAGAACATATATTCCCAGCTTACACCGCTCGGAATTTTCATTTCCTTAATGACATCCGATGCTGGATTTACGGAACAGGTCATGCCATAAATGAATGAATCGAGTGTGTCGCATTCCCGTTTCCGATTTTCGGGAGCAGAATCGTATGTCAGATAATAGACTTTTCCATTGTTTTGTGTTTGGATGATTTGTGCCGGATCGTCGGGATTGAGGGAGCCATCCACAATGCCTTCCCCTACCACTTTGGGATTGGCAAAGTAATCGTTCATATCAGCGTCCCTGCACTGAATATCTTCCCGACGTTCGATTAGTTTTTGAACATCTGCCCATTCTGGCTCCTGTCTGTAAAGTAAAACCGGGATTTTCCCGATAAAGTTCTTTTCCGGGAGGACTTCCCACCCGATTGCCTTTTGTGTACAACGAAAGATAGTTTCATCTGTATAAATGTCACAATGAATCTCGTCGTTTCCCTCGTCGTCTTGTATGGTGAATTGGCGGATAAATAGCATTAGCCGTCCGAAATCGTCGAATTTGTAGTATATGTCGTCCCCGAGCGATTTTGCGAGTATCTTTACCATTACCTGAATTTCGCCATTGGTTGATAGGTAAAGATGATATAGTTTAGCACAAAGTGTTTCTGACCCGGCTTTCATTTTACACTCACGGATATTGGAATCAAAGCGGGTATCTTTTAATATTTGTAGAAAACGACTGTAGGCATCTTCTGCTTTGCTTTTTCGATTAAGTTCTCCATTGATACTGGTTTCTATTACATCTGAAATATCTGAGAACTGGATAGGAGAGCCGAACAGGAAAGCCGTGGCTTGTAGGTTAATGACTTTTTGGAATGGGATGGGTAATTTAGCTGTGATGATGTCCGGTTTGCCTTTTCGATGACGATTCGGGCGTTTAGTCACTTCGTGTTTCGTAGGATCGTATTCTGCAAGAGCTTTGGTGATTTTATCGTTGCAGGTCGTCATTTTACTCAACAACCGGGAGATGTCGCCGTTCTGTATGAGCTCGACGAACTTCTGTTTGCGCCCCAAAACCGCGTTGAATTGATTGGAGAGGGCTTGAGTGATTTGTTTGATCGTTGTCATATTTTATAGTCCTAAATCTTCTTTTGAAAGCGGAATTATTTGTTTGTAGTCGAACCATACCCGCATCAGTAGCGCATCCCTCCAGTCGGGAGAGCGTCCGATGTCCTGTTTGATTTCGTCTTTGGGTTTCAGGAACAGTTTGCGATCGTTGTCCACATTCCAGGTCTGGAGTTGTTCTAATTCTTCGGTAATCTCGTCTTTTTGACCATCCGACAGTTCGCAGTCGAAGGATATAGCAAAAGAGTTGATCTTATTGGCCAGCTTGTATCCGCATTGCGTCTGGAGGTTCGAGAAATTTTCTCCGTTGAGACATTGCGAGTTATTGACGAATCCGCTAATCCGGCACATATCGACCACTCCGCCGCCCACTCCGTCTTCGTCAGCGATGATCCGATAGCGGGGGATGCGGTGTTTGGCGGCCAATGATTCGATGCAGGCGGCTATTTCCGTAGTGGCGCTTCGGTCGAACGACACCTGTTCGATGATCGCCCAGCCATCCCATACGAGGATTCGCGCCCGGTCGGAACCAAAGCGGGCAATATCCGCCGTGATGTATTTGATGCCGGTACGGGTGTGAATTTTAGGATAGAATATCTCACGAATATTATCATAGGAACATAGGGCATTTGGATTGTCGTCATAGTCCCAGTTTCCCTTCAGCAATCGCTCCTTTTTGACCTTATCGGTGGTAGATTTCAATGCTTCTATATAATCCTTTTCAATGAATGGATTGTCTTGTACAAGTGCGGCAAGGTATATTTGGTGGCCCGGGAGCGTCCCAGCTTTCGCTGGTTTGTAGAATGTTGAGTGCATCCAGTTCTTTTTCGGATTACAAGAAATGAACAGTTTGCGTAGGATTCCGTATTTGTCGTTCAAATGACGCCCGATGCGGGTTTTGAGTGTGTCGTAAGCTCCAAAGTTTACTTCGCCTCCTTCCTCAATCCATCCTCCGGTGTATTCCACTGAACCATAGCGCTCATAGAGCGGATCGGAAGGGAGATAACGCAGATCGAGCAGGTCAATCCTGCTGTTATTGGCAAATTGAATGTAGTGGTCTTGTCCGTTATATTTGAAATCTTTGTCGCGCTTTATACCGTATTGGGTACACACCTTGAAGAAGGTGATAAGCGTAGATTCTCGAAGGCGCTTTAACTCTTCGCGCCCGATAAACCATTTTGTCCCTGGATAGCATAGTGACATAAAGACTAACCAAGTACAACCTGTCCACGATTTTGCGCCTCCGGCGGCTCCGCCGTATAGAAATTCCGTATGGGTTTTATCGGTAAGGATGCACAGCGCTTCTTCCTGTTTGACATGATGCCCTCGTTCCGACAAGGTAATAAAGTCGAAAATTCCCCTACGGAACATTTCGCATTCGATTTTAACTTGGTCTGCGATAAGTTTATTTATCGGATTTACCATTGGTTGCTTTATGGATTAGGGCGTGCGCTGCGAGTAGGTCGGCATTGGATAATCCGGAGTAGTCCATAGTGGTATTGATCTCAATGGAATTGCCGTCTTTCCCTGTATGTTCTGTTTTATCCGGTGCATTATATCCGAGCATGCGATTGATGGTTTCGATGGCTTTGCTCTTGTCCATCAATTCTACGACGGGACATCCCGATCGGTCGATTTTTATGGATTGGATCAAACGTCGCTTCTCGGGAGGAAGTGATTTCAGGTCTTGAAATGTAATGGACGAAACTTGCCGGATACCGAACTCGGTATTTTCTTCAACCATATCGGCATTGACGAAATCAAGTATGTCAGCATTGATAATCGAGAGATTGAGCCGGACGATTTCCTCTTTGGTAATTAGTTCTTTCTTCGATAATTGAGTTTGAAGTTCTTTCACCCTTGCCGCAACCTTGACGTCTGCAAGAAGTGACGACGCTTTTTCCCAGATAGATTTGTCTGTCATTCGGGAACAGTCGTATGCAAAGCGATACGCCTCGGAAGCGTTACCGTATTCGAGGTACTTGTTGCAAAACTTCTCCTGTTTGATCGTCAGCTTTTTTGCATTTGCCAT